ATTTTTGGATCAAATCCAAGAGTACCCTAAAGTTTGTATAGTAGCAGGAGACGAAACTAGACAGTATCAGCCTAATGAATTTAAGTGGAGATTTTTAAGTTTAGACATAAGAGTTTATGTTGAAGACCAAGAAGATTCACAGGAAGTCTTAGCACTTTTAATGGAAGACATTGAAAGAGTTATAGACAATAATGATGTTTTGACTTATGATGATACCGTAAGCCCAAACTTAAAAACGACTTCCTTAACATTACAAACACTATCAACTGATGAAGGAGTACTAGCTCCTTTAGCAATCGGAGAAATAGCAGTAGTGTGTAGGTACTAATAGAAATTGCATAACAGATAAACATCTAATAATGCACTTTCAAAGAAAATAAATAGGAGAAAGCAATGGCTTTAAATCTATCGAGAAATACCAAAGTATTTGTAAGCTCTGTAAATGGAGTTGGATCAACTGGCGGTGTATTAACCTGCCACGTAAGTACTGCTGGAACAGGATATTCTGTAGGAGACATAGTCTCTTTTGCAGACTCTGCAGGCGGCGGAACTGGCTTTAAGTGTCACGTACTATCCATTGGCGGTAGTGGTGTTGTAGCAACAATTGGAGTTCCTAATAACTTTAGGGGCGCCGGATATGCAGCTGCTGAAACTGTTACTGAAAACGCAGTTAATGTATTAAGCGACGCAACCACTAATGTTAGCGGAGCCTCTGGTTTAGTTGTAACTATTGATTCTATATCAACTACTACCACACAAGATGGTACAAGAACAGGTACAGGATTATTCAAAGGTAATGAAACAACTGCCAATACATTCAGAGTTGGTGTACTAGACGGATATAGTTTTTCACAGGGCTCAGACTCAAGTGACGTAACAATATCAGAAGCAGGTGCAGCACCTAACAGGGGTTCAAAAAGATTCAACGATTCTTTACCACCAGCAGAATGGTCTTTTGGTACATATGTACGACCATTTGTTCATGGAGCAGCTTCTTTTCGAGTTGCAGACGATCATGATTGTTGTGAAAACATTTTATGGGCAGCTTTATCAGGTACAGCATTACCTGGAGATGCAGCAGCATCTGGACGTGGTGTAGTAGTAGGAACTACTGCTCAAAACGGTTCAATATGTAATTTTGAAAAATCAGATGTTCACGAACTTATGAAACTAAGTATTTACTTTGCACTAGAAAATACAACATACAGGTTAAATCAGGCTCAAGTTAACCAAGCCGAGGTAGACTTTTCTATCGACGGTATAGCCTCAATTACATGGTCTGGAAATGCAACAACAATTGACCAAGTAGAATCAGCTATAGAAGATCCTTCCAAGTATATCATTCAGACTACTTCAGAAGCAGCACCAACAAGTGCTAACACGGATACTTATGCAGAGTGCTTCAACTATGTTGACACTACCGGTCCATCAGATGCTGATTATTTAAGAAATAAATTATCAACACTATATCTTGATGCCGATGCACAAGGAGGCGGAGCAGCTTCAAATGGTTTAGATAACAAAACCTATGATATTAATATCACAGGTGGTTCTCTAACTATAGCAAACAACGTTACATACGTAACACCAGAAACCATTGGTATAGTAGATAAGCCTATTGGCTCATTTACAGGTGCTAGGGTAATTAGTGGTTCTTTAACCATGTACCTTGATACCAAAGATAATGGTTCTAATGAACTTTTAACAGACATGGCAGGCGCAACTGACCTTGTAACAAACTCTTTTGACATGAGATTGTTCATGGGCGTAGCCGGTACTGTTGCATCAGATGGTGATGCCAGTGACTCTAACGACTTCACTGCACCAGGTGTAGAATTTAATATGCCAAGAGCTCAGTTGTCTATTCCGACAATTGAAGTTGGTGACTTAGTCTCAACTACTTTAGAATTTGCGGCCCACGGGTCAGACCTTCTAACTGGTAATGAGATTACAGTTAAATACTTAGGCGGAACTTCGCATACCCAAACAGGGTACTTAAGCGCTAGCTCTAACGCAGCCTAAGTCTAATGTCTTATAGTTTTCTCAAGGAGAGTAAGCTATACCTCGTATATG